GGCGGCGAGGTCGAGTTTCTTGTTCACGATTTCGTCAACGACGCGCTGAACGCCGCTCTCGAAACCGATCTTCACGCCGAAGCAGCCCCCCGCCTTCATCGCCTTCCATGTCTCTGGCTTGCACGTATCGGCGCGGCACATCGCCGACCACGGGAGACCGATGCGACCCATGACTTCGCTGATGGCGAGCGTGTGTTTGTCCGTCAGGTTGAACGTGTCATCGTCGAGATAGATGCACTTCGTTTCCGGGTGGCGCGCGATGAAGTCGCGAATGAATCCTTCGACCCACTCGGGGGAGTGAAAGCGGATACTGCGCGGCAAATTCCCATCCGGGTCGTTGCCCGTCATGGTCGCCGGCCACGCACAGAAGCAGCAATTCGCCACAAGGACGTTGTTCGCGTAAAACCAGTGCGTCTCCGGTATCTCCATGCAAAACGTCTCATGCTCGCCCGGAAGTTCTTCGACGCTGACGACGCAGTGGTTGAAATCGTATATGCTTTCTCCGCGCTTTTTCGCTTCACGCTTGCGAGCGCCAGCGCGGTAATTTTCGCGCTGCGCTTCCGTGATGGTGCGCCCCGTAAGGGATGCGCTAAGGTTCGCGCGCCATTCCGCGCTTAGTCCGTTCTTCGCTGGATTGTTTTTGCGCATCCGCTCCGCAATTTCGGGATGCAGCGCAAAGTGTTCCTTGGTGCTTGCGGCGACTATCAGATTTCCGGGGAGATTGTTCATCTTGTTCCGGTCGTCGTGGTGGACTTCCTCTTCCGGTGTGAGGCGACGGCCAATCTTCCATTCAGCCACCATCCGATGAACCTTCGCGCGCCCACGCCGCTTCCACGCCGCTTCCATGTATTTTCCAGACACAGACGTTTTCAAAGCCCGTAGGTGCGTTCCCGGCTTCAAGTCTTTCGCCTCAACCTGCCACTCTTTTTCTCCCGTGTGCTGGTTGCCCCACTTGAACGCTAGAAATCGGTGATCACTTGTGCAGTCGATATGACTACCATCATCAAAGCGAACGCGAACCAGAGCGTCGGCGTCGCCGTATTTTCGGATATCTTTCGCCGTGCAAACCTTGGCCTCTTTTTCGATGGGATCATAAGTGAAAACGCCAAGACCTTCGCGCCCCACTAAATCGCGAATCGGCTTCATGCCTTCTACTGTATTCACCAATACATCACCCGCTAGGCATTTATAGGGGCATCCCCTCGATGTCATCAGTTGCAGATGCGGCCCGACCTGCCCCTTCGGGCACGCGTCCCAATAGTTGAGCGCGCAAGCCTCGTCGAACATGGGGAACGGGAGCGTGGTCATCTCCTCGCGCGAGAGCAGGTCGAACGGGAGCAGGCCGTTCGCGCCCTGTGCGAACTTCACGGCGTTCTTCTCGTATTCGCCCTGAAGGAAGGCATCGACGACGCCGGGCACGCCCTCTTTCGCGACGACGGACGCCGTGGGGCCAGCGACGGCGATGCGGCAGTTCGGAACCTTCTTCTTGATGATCGCGAGAAGCGCCTTGTCGTGCTCCCACGATGCGGCTCCGACCTCGATGACCAGCGCGTCCGGGTTGAGCGTGATGAGGTAGCGGAAAAACTCTTCGTAGGTTTCACCGCGGGCGATGGAGTCGCGCATGATGACCGTCGCGTCAGGCATGGCGCGGGCCGTCCACGATGCGGCGCTCGCGAGGAAGAACGGGAACGGCAGATACGAACCCCAGCGGAAGTGTCCCGGCTGGTAGGGCTGCGGGCGCGTGAAGGGCCAGCGCGAGCCGGCGCGGATGCCGCCGCGGACGGCGGTGGGGCCGTTATACTCGAACCAAGGACTGTTTGTGAATAGGACGGTCATTTGAAAAATAACGCCAGCGCCGACAGCGCCATGAACAGCGCGAAGAGTTTCCAGCCGAAGTCTTGGCGCTTACTCAGACGCGAGCGGAATTCGCCTTCCGGCGTTTCGTTGCAGCGTTTGGCTATGTCGGAGTCTTTCATGGCACAACGAACTCCACCACATGCGTCATCGTCGCGGTTATGACGCCCATCTGGCGCGTCTGCGGCGACGACAAGCGCGACACGTTCATCACTTTCGCGCGGCACGTTTCGCCGCCAAGGTTCACGTCGAACATCGTGCCGATGAGCGGCGGCGACTGCCGGCTGTAATCGGCTTCAAGCTGACCGATGCGGGGGCGGCGCGGTTTCATTTCAGAAATGGCAAAGCGAGCATCCACCAAGACCATCCGCGGTGCTGGCGTTTAGAAGTCGGCTTGACCATGTTCTAGCCAACATCGCCGAACGGGTTTCACCTTCGACGAAATTAGCCGCCTCTTCCTTTTCTCCTGGCCGGTGCGGCTCGGTGTAGGTTTTCAGCCATTCTTCGACGGCTGTGATTGCGGCCTCAGCCTCGATGTCGTTCGCAATTTTCATCGCGTCACCCGTTTCCCGTCGTCGCTCTTTTCCGACTTCGCGAACGCACTCTCGGGGTGCGCGCCGATGGCGACGCTAATGGCGTTGGCCTGCGACGTTCCGAGCGCCGCCGCCCGCCGCTCCAATGCCTCGCGCGTCTTGTCGTCGAGACGGAACGTGCAGGGTTTGCGCGATGACTCTGGGGGCATGGCGCGATGTATTTACACGGCGCGGTTCATGTCAAATGTATTTACATCGCCAAAAGAAAAGCCCGCCGTTTTACGGGCGGGCTTGAAGGCTGAAACCTCGTTGGCGTTTAGCCGACGGCGTATTGGCGCGTCGCAACGCCCACGACGCTGACCGGGAACGACGGCGAGTTCGTTCCGCCAATGTCCTTGTCGATCCGCATGTAGCGCCGCACTGCTCGCGTGTCGATGGAGACGACCTGCGCGATGGCGTTGCCCGTCGAGCCCGTGAACGTGACGTTCGAGTTCGACCAGTTGCCATTGTCGGACGACTCCTTGATGACGAGGGCGAGCGTCGGGCTGGTGCCCGCGGTGTTTCCGCCGATGTCGGCGCGCAGTGCGATGTCACCAACGTAGTTGATGAGGTCGAAAGGCGAGCCGTTGCCGTCCACGGTCACGTCCGCGGCCGGAATGAACGGGATGAAGGCGAGGTAATTCGGGATGTCGTATCTCATGGTAATTTTCTCCTTGGTTGAGTTGTTGAATTACTGAGCGCCCGAGTCCGTGGAGACACAGAACGACGGCCAGTGGCGGACGATGAAGTCCGTGAACTGGTTGACGGTAACAACGATCTTGTTACTCGCGGCCTGCGTGTAGGGGTCAACGACCACATCCATGCCGGCCCAATCGCAGAACATCGCCTGCGACCACGCGCCGAAGACGACGCGATTGGCATAGGTGCCGCTCGTGCCGACTTGGTTCGTGATGTTCACAGGGTAGTCGTTGCTGCGGTTGTTCTCGCACAGGAACACCGGGTAGTTCGCCACCTTGACGGTGGTTTTCCACGCCGACCGGACGGTCGGGTTGGTGAGGAACTGCATGGTGCTGATGTCGGCGTTCTGGGTTTGAATCTTCTGCTCGAACGCGACAACGTTCGTCCAGGTGGGAGCGCCACCGAACGTAACCGTCTGAAGCTGGTTGAGCGTGGAAGACCCGGAACCGTCAGTCGTGGGACCGTTGAGGATGCCGCGCGGTTGCGCGTTACCCGTGCCGGCGATGCCGGCGAGATCCTTGGCGATGGCGATGACCTGCATCAAGTCGTCGCGGATGAGGGCTTCGGCGTCGAGACCGGCCTGCGCCAAGAGCTGCTTGGTGAAAGCAGTCTGAGCGGAGAGGCGGCGCGGCGTCGCGGCGACCTGCGCGAAGGCTTGGTCGGAAGCGGTGACGGAATCACCTTCCGCGAGCCAGTAGGCGGTCGCAGCACCCGATTGGCGCGGGATGGCGACGTTGCCGACGAGACCGGAGAGCGTGCCGACGCCGAGCTGCGTCAGGAGCATCCGATTACGGAGGATTTCGATGAACGAGCCACCGAGGAATTCCTCGGGGACCAGCGCACCGGCGCCCTGAAACACGCCCGCGGCCAGGGTGCGTTCCATCTGCTGCCCGTATTGCGACATGCGCAGGCCGGGGTTCACACGGAACATGGCCTGCATCATCGCGCGGTCGTTGAAACCGGCAACGTCGTGCGGCACGAGGAAACCCGCGGCGGGCGTCTCGCGCTTGTATTGCTTCGCGGCGGCTTCGGACGCTTCGAGTTCGAGGCCGTCGAGCGGCTGGCGCTCGGCGAGGCGGTTGATCGCGCGTTGCAGCGAGTAGCGGCGCTTCTCGGCGCGGCTCATGCCGATTTCGGGCGACTGCGTGACCGGCGAGGCCTTCACGATTTTTTCGAGGACGAAGGCGCGGAAGGATTCCAGCGACTCGTTGAGGGCGAGAGCGGCGTTGATGCGCTCCTGCGGGACTTTGAAATTCGCGCCGATGGCGGTAATTTCCGACATGCGGAAAGAATCGGGAACGGGCGGTGGTGCGTTGCGGGTCACTTCGACCGGCGCAGCCTGGGCGGGGGCGGCGGGAGCCGCGGCTTCGGGTGGCATTTGAGTGCGAGTAGTTGATGCGGATACCACCGCGGGAGATTTGGAACGACCCACGCCGACGGTAGAATCGGCCGGGATGCTGACGAGGCTGATTTCATGCGGCTCCCATTCAGTGACGCGGTAAGTGTCCCCACTCTCCTCGTCCTGAGCTTCGAGCACCATGTTTTTGACGCGGTAGCCTACGCTGACCAAGCTGCGGATACCGTCGATCACGTCCTGAAAGATTTCCTGCGCGCGGGTGCTTTTGGAGAAGCGGACGACGGCGCGGCACTTGCCGTCGGTCTCATCCACCTTGCACGATTCGACGACGCCGATTTGGTCGCGCGAGTCGTGATCCATGAGGAGCGCGCCGCCGTTGCGGAGCCGCTTCAAGTTCACGGCGTCCTTGCGGCAGTCGAGAATTTCCTGACCGAACCAGCGTTCGACCGGCTCGTCGGAGGCGAAGGAGAGGGCGACGGTGCGCTTCTCGGAATCAATGCCGGCGCGCTCGACGGTGAACTCGCGGGTCTGTTCGGCCTTCCACTGCGCGTCGGCAATGATGGCGGCGGTGCGCGTCTTCGCTTCCTCGGGGGTGGGCTTGATCGCGGTGGTCATGCGGGTCGGGTGTAAAGGGAGGTATTCACCTACCACGCGGCTGCGTCAAACTGAAACCCGCACGTCACTCGTGGGGATGTATTTACACCGGAGCGTGAATTTCTTCTTGCTGGTGGGGCGAAGACCTACCTTGTTTTTCGTCAGAGGATAGATTCTACACGCCCCGCGCCGGAGACGGCCGGGGCAAATCTATCACTCTTTGTGTAGCATCTATCCCGTCCGCGCCGAGATGATAACATTGCGCGAAACCTGCTCCTTGCCCACGAACGCAACGAGAGACTTTAAGGTGCCACGGCTGGCGGTGCAATTCCGGGAGCGTGGCGAACAATGACGGAGCGCGGCGATGTCTGCGCTCGGGCCGGACGAGAGACAGCGGAAAAACCAGTCATACCAACCGCGACTTCAAGAGACTCTCGCCAGCGAAGCGAAACGACCGACCGACGGGCTATAAACTCGCTGCCTCCTATCACTCACTTTCCGTGGGGATAGGGGGCACTGTGCTCGCTCACTCACTCACTCAAAGCTGTAAACTCTCCGAACCGATCCACTCATATGCAGACATTCAAAATATCATCTCGGGCTTACAACGGCCCTAAATTCAGGGGCAAACGCGGAAAGAAGAAACGCAAGGCGCTCATGCAGGACGGAATTTGCAAAGCCCGCTTGGTTCGTTCCGGTCTTTGGGATTCCCGCGCTGCCAAGAGCAAGCTCGTGGTCTATCGCGTAGGCGAGTCACCACCCGTGGCGTAACTCCGCGGCGGCTGGAACGCCACGATGTTTCAGGAAGGCCGGCGAACGCTGGCCAGATACGCTCACTCCCGCAATTCACGTCATCGCGGGCGCGCACTCAGACATGAGCGCGTTCGCGGGGATGATGGGGTGATCGCCTACTTCTTCGCGGCCGGCTTCGCCTTTTTCGGTGAAGCCTCAGATCCGTCGCCGCCGCCTTCGTCGCCATCCGGTTCTTCCTTCTTGTCGGACGGCAATTCGACGCCCTCGCCCTCGGCGAATTTCTGCTCCTCCGCCTGCTCGCGAATGACCTCCTCGAACGTCGAGTCGGAATGCTCCTCGATTTTCTGCGTGCGGCTGGCGAGGCGATTGTTGATCGCGAGGACATCGGCCTGACCGTCTTTGAGCGGGTCCACCCACGGCCAGCGGCGGGGGCGGAATTTGTGTTTCGCGAATTTGGCCTTCTTGGCAAAGGGGAGCACGCGGCCGGTGCCGACTTCCTTGATGCTCCCGTTAAGCAGCGCGATTTCGAGCCACTTCAGGAACACCGGGGACTCGAAACTATTGCACCACCACGATTGGAGCGCCTTGTAGCGTTCGCGGTCTTCGAGGACGCCGGCGCGGATCCTGCTGAAATTCACGTCCGACAGATCGTTCGC